CCACGAGGACCTGGGCGGCTTCCTCCGGGACGAAGCGATTGTCGAGGAGCTGAATAAGGCCATCGCGGTCCCAGCGGAGCAGACCGATTACCTCCGGCTGAACCTTAATGTCTGGGTTCAGAATGAAACGCGAGCTATCGACCTGGCGCAGTGGGACGCCTGCCCGAAACCGTGGGAAGCGGAAGGCTGGGTCGGCGGGGATTATGGGCTGTCGAAGGAATTCACCGACCGCTTCATCGAGCGCGAGTGCTGGATCGGCGTCGACCTTTCGGCGTCGACGGATCTCACGGCAGTGGTGCTGGTGTTCCCGACCGACGACGGAAAGCTGGAAATCGTGCCGTTTTGCTGGACGACAGAGAAGGCGCTCCGGCAACTGGATCACCTGCGCCGGCTGGTCGACGGCGGATTCCTCGAGGTCGTCGAGGGGAACCTGATCGATTACGACCTGATCGCCGAGCGGATCCGCTGGGCCTCGCGCATGTTCAACCTGCGCGAAGTGGTCTTCGATCCCTGGAACGACAAGGGCGTGGCGAGCTCGCTGATCAAAGACGGTTTCACCTGCATTGAGGTCCCGCAGACGTACGCGCAGATGAGTCAGCCGACGAAACAGTTTCTGGATCAGATCGCGGCGGGCACGATCATTCACGGCGGCCACCCGCTGCTTCGGTGGTGCGCGGACTGCCTGACGCTGGTTCGGTTCAACGATAACGTGAGGCCAAGTAAACCGGATCGGGGCAAGTCGAGCAAGCGGATCGATGCGATTGTGGCAGCCATCATGGGAGCCAGCAGAGCGGTCCGGCCCGAGGTCAGCGTGTATGAGACACGCGGAATTCAAACCATCTGAATGAGATTCAAAGCAGCTTATAAACGTGTCGCCGGAGTCATTTCCGCGATTGTTCCCCGAGCCTGTGAGCAGATCTTCTTCTTCGGCGGGATGAGTTCCGTCGCTTATGGATGCTGGATGGTTTACAGGCCTTCGGGTTTTATTGTGGCTGGTCTTCTACTCTTCTGGCTTTCCACTTTAATATCCGCTGAAAACAATTCTTGAGCCGTTCGCTACCTGTCTTCGGTAGCAGGTTTCCTGCTGTTGCGGGGGCGGCGGATTCAGTAGCCAGTACGCAGCGAACGCCAACAGCAGCAGCCCTCGCACAGATCGAAAACGGCAACCAGCATTCGTAGCGGACCCAAAATGAAAGTCGTCTATTATCCCGAATTGGTAGGCCCCCAGCGGTATCGAATCATCCGCCAGGTCACGTTAGAAGGTCAGTCACCAGTTCGAACCACCCATCTGGATTTTCTGACCGATCCCGGAATGGCCGAGCACATGGCCTGTCTGAAAAATATCAGCCAATGAACCTAGTCCGCAGAGCAGCCCGACAGATCGAACAGCGCATGTCCATTTCAGATCTGGACATGATGATGGACTTCCAGGCCCAAGGGAATCCAACATACACGGGGAAGCTCGTCTCGCCGCAGAACGCTCTGCAGGTAACGGCCGTCTGGGCCTGCGTGAGCGCAGGATCGGATGACATCGCCACGGCGCCGCTTCTGACGTATTACAAGCGGGACGATGGCGTATATCCCGCCACATCGCACTATCTGTGGAGCTTGTTGCAGTACGAAGCGAATCCACAGATGACCGCCTTCCGGTTCAAGCGGCTGATGCAGACCTGGGTCATGCTCTTCGGAAACGCCTATGCAGAGATCGAGACCAGCGGGCGCGGCCAGGTGGTCGCCTTGTGGCCCTGGCGTCCGGACCGCGTGGAGATCAGGCGCACCTCCCTGGTACCGAACGCGCCGCTGATCTACCGGTACAAATTTCAGAACGGCCAGCCGCCCACGAAGTGGATCCCGCAGGAGAACATGCTTCACCTGCGAGGCCTCGGGATGGATGGTGATATCGGCCTGTCACCGATCGATCTGCACAAGCAGACCGTCGGCGCGTCAATGGCGATGACTGAGCACGGCGGGCGGTTCTTTTCAAACGACGCCACGCCGAACGGAGTGATCCAGTATCCCGGCAAGCTGAGCGATAAGGCGCGCGCGAGTCTCGGCGAGGGCTGGAACACAGAGCACAAGGGCCTTCCGAACGCACACCGCGTGGCCATCCTCGAGGAAGGCGCGAAGTGGCAGGAAACCGGCGCGAAGATGGTCGACGCTCAGTATCTGCAGCTCATGCAGTTCTCGGTCGACGACATCGCACGCATGTACAAAATGCCGCCGCATCGGATCGCCTCGCTGCTGGGGGCAACAAATAACAACGTCGAGAACGCGGGCAAAGAGTATGTCGATTACACCTTCGGACCGTGGGCCGCGAACTGGGAAGCAGAAATCGAGTTCTCGCTGCTATCCACGCGCGATCGCGATAACGTCTGCGTCCGCTTCGACAGCCTGGCTCTGACGATGGGCGACATGGCGGCGCAGGCCGCCTTCTATGGATCGCTGACCACAAGCGGCGTCATGGTCCAGAACGAAGTCCGCAAGCGGCTGCGCCTGAATCCCCTGCCCGGCAAGCTCGCAAACGAGCCCTGGAAGCAATCCGCCATGATGCCGGCAGCCGATTACACGCCGCAAGGACAGCCCGGCCCGAATCAGCCCGGCGCGCCGACACCGCCCGATCCCGGCCCGACAGCCCTGGCAGCCGGTGAAAAGCCAAACGACCAGATTAAGGAGCCCGCAAAATGAAATCCCTCGTCCACCTGGCAACCCGGCTATTCAACCAGCCGCTGATGGTCCATCCGGCGAAGTTCAACGCGATCCTGCATGTCCTGGGCCCGCGGCTCGGGTTCGCGGGCGCGATTCCAACGATCCCGGATACCGACGACATCGACATGTCGAGCGAGCCGTCCGATCAGGAAGGCGACGACATCCAGCCGGGCCTGGCGCTCATTCAAGTCCACGGAACCCTGGTGAAGCGCTCGACGGGAATGGATGCCATGTCGGGACTGACCACCTACGGAAGCATCATGCAGGCGGTCCAGTCCGCGATGGACGACGACTCGGTACAAGGGCTCCTGTTCGATTTTGACTCGCCTGGCGGAGAAAGCTCCGGCATGTTCGAACTGGCGAGTTACCTCTCCGGCCTTCGGGGTCAGAAGCCGATGTACGGTGTCAGCAATGATTCCGCATACTCGGCCGCTTACGCCCTTGCTTCCTGCATGGACAAACTCTATCTGACCTCCGTCGCCGGAGTCGGATCGATCGGCGTCTACATGCTGCACGTCGACCAATCGGAAGCGGACAAGCAGGACGGGCTGAAGTACACCTACATCTCAGCCGGTGACAAGAAGCTCGACGGCAATCCGCACGCCGCGCTGAGCACTGGCGCTAAAGCCGATGCGCAGGCGGAAGTCGATCGACAGCGGGACATGTTCGTGACGCTGGTCGCGAAGAATCGGAACGTGACGGCGCAGTCGATAATCGATACACAGGCGGGATGTTACCAGGCCTCCGGTTCCAACTGCGCTGTTCCGATGCTGGCCGACCAGGTGGGCGGCATGGACGACGCGGCGGACGACATGTGCAAGCTGCTGGGAATGGCGCGCAGTCCGAAGCGTGCGCTTGCCGTGCGCACAAAAGGCGATTCCGTGCGCACGGGCGAGCTTGCCGCGGCTGCGATCGCACCGCACTCGACCGCCACGTCTGACGGCGCATGGGACGGACCGGCGGCTGAAGCGCGGCTGAAGGCGGACCAGTCCGAAGGTTACTACCGCAAAGAATACGCCTGGGCCGATGGCGCAGAAGATGCTACGAAAAAATCGAGTTACAAATTTCCTCATCATGAAGTTTCCGGCGGCGGAGATATCGGAGCGGCCAATGTCAAAGCCTGCCAAAGTATTATCGGAGCCCTCAACGGCGCTCGGGGTGGTAGCTCGATTCCGTCTGGCGATCGCCAAGGCGTTTATAACCACGCCGCGCGACACCTCAAAGACGCCAAAGTCGATCCAGCTCCGCTGAAGAGCGAGCACGACGCGCTGCTCGCGGCGATCTCAAGCCTGCATGAGCTGGACAGCAACCCGTTCGCGACCGTCGCGGGGATGCGCCGGTGGGCTACCGGTGCGCCTCGGCATCGGATCTCGTTCGGATACGAAGGCAGCGACATCGAGCTTCACCTGCGCAGCTTCCAAACCCGCGCTACGGTCCACGCCAGCAACCGGCAAATCACCTGCCTGATCGCGCCATACGGCCAACTCTCGCAGGACCTGGGCGGATTCAAAGAGATTTACGAGCCGGGCTGCTTTACCGAGGCGCTGGCGGATTCGAATGACGATCCGTGCGCCCTGTTCGCTCATGACGCACGGTACGTCATTGGCTGTAAATCCGCCGGGACTGCCCGCTTCTTCGAGAGGGCGGACGGTCTCTACTTCGAAGCCGACGCGCCGGATACTCAGTGGGCGTCGGATCTTCTCGTCTCGATGCGGCGCGGCGACATCAAACGGTCGTCCGCTGGCTTCTTCATTCTCCGGCCGCGCTGGGAATACCAGTCAGGCCAGAAGGTCCGCGTGATCGAGAAGGCTAAGCTGGTCGAGGGATCTGTAGTCAGCTTCGCTGCGTACGATGCGACGACGGCTGAAGCGGCTCCCGATTTGGCGGCGCTGGCGGCAGCGGAAACGCTCAAGCTTGAAATTGCTGCCCAGTACGACCGGTGTTCGGCGCGTCTACGACTACTCAAGGTCGCGTAGTTTTCTTTTGTTTCGCCCACCGAGCGCGGGCGGCGGCGCGGGGCAACCCGCCAGCCGCCCGGCGGTTCCCAGGACGGTTGAACCACTCGCTTGATGGTTTCCCAGAGCTTTAGCTGTAACCCAAGCTCAGTTTCCGTCCGGCATTTTTGCAGAAATTCAAGGCGCTCCTCGGCGTGGGGAAGCCCGCGAAGAAGGGTGAGGAATTCGGAATCGTTGAGAAGTGCGGCGACAGTGGGCACTCGCCCATACCGCATCAATTGCGAGACGCCGTTTGTCGGCGGGTTCAGCGTGTGCTTCCGCATCACAGGGAAGCATAAAACAGTTCGTAGTTTCCGGCAAGGGCCAAAAAAGGCTCTGTAGTACCAGCAGTCAAAATCCAAAAATCACTAGCGTCGTGAGGACGCGAGGAGAAACACCAATGGCAAATCGGACGCTGCAATTGCAGCAGGACCGTGACGCGCGGCTCGCCGACGCAAAGGCAATTCTGGCAGTCGCCACAACCGAAAACCGGGCGATGAATCCGGAAGAGCTGACCCGCTTCGATGGCTTTACCACCCTGGCGGAAGGCATCACCGCATCGCTCAACGCCGAGCAGCGCGCCGCCGCGCTCTCGAACATCTCGAACGACAACCCGGCCGGATCGGCCGAAGTGCGCGACAACTGGCGCGACAAGGAATGCCTGTTCGGTGACGAGCCTGTATCGGGCGAATCGAAAGAAGCTCGCAAGGACCGTGTTGGCCGCGGATTCGGCGCCCAGATGCTGGCCGTCCGCAACGCCGCCATGTCGGGGGGCAATCCGGCCGCAGTCGACAAGCGATTGCTCGAGCTGAACAACCGGTATCAGAAGCGCCTCGGCACAGGACCGGCCGGAGCCTCGGAGCAGGTTCCCGCAGACGGCGGATTCCTCGTTTATCCGGAGTACTCGCAGGAAATCGTCATGATCGCGCATGACGTGGGCCAGGTCTACACCAAGACCCGCCAGTTGCCGATCGCGGAGACAACCAACACGGTCAACATCCCCGGCATCGACGAGCAGAGCCGGAAAAACGGCAGCCGGTGGGGCGGCATTTTGGCCTACTGGCAGAACGAAGCGGACGCGCTGAACGCCACCAAGCCGAAGTTTCGCCTGATCACGCTCGTGCTTAAGAAATTAACGGGCCTGATGTACACGACCGACGAACTGCTGGTCGATGCGCCTTCTTTCGGCGCGCTGGCCATGCAGGGGTTCGGTGAGGAATTCGCGTTCCGGATGGACGACGGCATGATCAACGGCACCGGCGCCGGAATGCCGCTCGGCATCCTGAACTCGCCCGCGCTGATCACGATTGCGAAAGAGAGCGGACAGGCGACGGCGACCATCGTGTTCAACAACGTCACCAAGATGTACTACCGCCTGCATGCGCGCAGCCGGCTGAACTCCTGCTGGTTCGTGAACCAGGACACCGAGCAGCAGTTGCTCACGATGTCCCTGGCTGTCGGGACTGGTGGATCGTCGGTCGTGCAGGGCATCGGGCCCGCCGGCGTCGGCGCGTACACTCCTGGCTCGCAGTTCCAGGACGGATTCGCCCGGCTGCTGAACCGTCCCGTGGTCCCGATCGAGCAGGCGCAGACCCTGGGAACCTTGGGCGACATCATCCTCGCGGATATGAGCCAGGTGGTTCGCATCCAGAAGGACATGCAGTCCGCGGCGTCGATGCACGTGAAGTTCCTGACCGACGAAATGACCTACCGGTTCATCTGGCGCGCCGATGCCCAGCCGATCTGGCACACCGCTCTGACCCCCTTCAACGGCACGAACACGCTGTCTCCGTTCGTTGCGCTCGCAGCCCGGCCGTAATTTTTCAACCTCCTCAGCGCGACGGGAAGGCTCTTCGATAGGGCCTTCCTGCCCGCTCCGGAAATTCAATCTCAGGAGAAAAAAGAATGCAAGGATTTAACATTTCCGAAGCCGGGCACGTCGTACCGTTGCTTTGCCCGGTGTCTTCCAGCTCGACAGTTGTCGGGACCAGTCAATGGTTTTCGATGAAGGGCTGGGCGCACGCTTCGATTCTGATTCTGCTCGGCGCCAATGGCTCTGCCACGCCGACCGGAGTCACGGTCAATATCGCAAGTTCGGCCGCCGGCGCTGGTAGCGTCGCGATGGGCTTCCGGTATTACAAACAGGTCACCACACCGTCCGGCGACGTGCTGGCCGGGCCAACAATCGCGACCACGACCGGCTTTGTGCCGGCGACGTCGGTTGCCGGTTGCCTCTACACCATCGAGATCGACTCGGCGGAGCTGGAAGGCAACACGGATGGGCTCTGCTATGCGCAGCTCGTTCTGGCTGGTGGAAGCGCCACGCTGATTGCCGCGCTTGCAGTGTTGAGCGCCGGCCGTCTGGCTTATCAGGGCTCTGCCACCGTTCTGACCTAAAACTCTTTCCCTTGGGGGAGTTGGTTTATCCAGCTCCCTCTATTTTTTGTTCGACACCTTCGGGCGGCTTGCCATCAGGCGACAGCGGAAGAGGCTTTCCGTACCCCAGTACGGACTGCCTTTTTTTGAACCTTGTAGTAAGTGTCTGTAAGGCGCATACTCGGGCTGATGAGTGAGCGATACGCCAAAAATGCCGGGGCGGTATTCAGCCTGAAATACCACGTTGTGTGGTGTCCCAAGTACCGCCGTTCCGTTCTGGTCAAGCCGGTCGACGCGCGATTGAAGGTGCTGTTGCGTCAGAAAGCCGCCGAATTGAACCTGACGATTCACGTGATGGAGGTTATGCCCGATCACGTCCACCTTTTTGTGGAGGGCGCGCCGACGATCTGCGTAGCCGAGATCGTCAACGGGCTGAAGGGCTTCACATCGCATGAATTGCGGGAGGAGTTCCCGTTTCTCAAGTCGCGGCTGCCTACCCTTTGGAGCAGGAGTTACTACGCTGGTTCGGTTGGCTCCGTCAGTGAAGTCGTCGTTCGAAAGTACATCGAAGATCAGAAGGGGAAGTAGATGCGCTTCGCCTTCAAATACCGCCTGTATCCCACGGCTGCGCAGGCCGTGTTTCTCGATGGCGAGCTGCGCGATGCCTGCTCTCTCTACAACGCAGCTAAGCAGGAACGGGACGACGCCTGGAAGACTTGCCGCAAGTCGATCAACTACTACGATCAGGCAAACCAATTGAAAGCGATGCGCGCCGATGGATGCCTCACGCTGGCAAACTTCTCCTGTTGCCAAGACGTGCTGCGCCGCGTGGACAAGACGTACAAGGCTTTCTATGCCCGCGTGAAGCGCGGAGAGAAGCCGGGCTTCCCGCGCTACCGTTCTTTCCGGCGCTACGACAGCATCACCTTCCCGTCCTACGGCGACGGCTGCCGGTTGCTCGATTCCGGCAAGCTTCGCGTCCAGGGCGCCGGGCACATCAAGGTTAAGCTTCATCGCCCGGTTGAAGGCGATATCAAGACGGTCACGATCAAGCGGGAAGCTGGCCGCTGGTTCGTGTGCTTCAGCATCGAGCGCGCCGCCGCACCGCTGCCGGTGAGTTCCACCGAAATCGGAATCGATGTCGGATTGACCAGCTTCGCGGTCCTCTCCGATGGCTCCGAGATCGAGAATCCCCGGCGTTACCGGAAGGCTCAAGCCAAGCTGCGCTGCGCACAGCGAAAGGTAGCGCGGCGCAAGAAGGGCGGCAACCGGCGCCGGAAGGCTGTTCGATTGCTCCAGCGCGCTCATGCACACGTCGGTAACCAGCGCAGGGACTTCCAGCACAAGGAATCCCGCAAGCTGGTGAACAGGTACGGTCTGATTGCCGTGGAAGATTTGAACGTGAAAGGG